TTAAATGTTAAAATAGCATCAGTAGCAGATGTAATTTGTATTTTATCTGAACGTATTTCACCGCCTACTGTTAATCTACCTGAACTTGAATTAAACGCAAGATTACTACCAGTTTTAGGAGGTAAATTTCCTGTAGGTGTAGTAACAAATAAAGGATAACAAGATGTATCGCTTGACTCGTCTGCTACAGTTACGTTAGTTGCAGTTGTTGCAGTTGTTGCATTACCTGATACAGTTGCTGTTAAAGTTCCTGTTACAGTTGCTCCAGCACTTGTTGTTTCAAATTTTTTGCTATTATCATAATACAGCTCAACTGCGCCATTAGAAATACCTTTAAAAAATGTTTCATTTGTAGAATGCGCTTGTAAAAATAAATTTGTAGCACCTCTTATATACATATCTCCTGTGCCTGAATCTATAATATAACTATCTGAACCATTATGTCTAATTTGTAAATCTTCGCCATTACCAAATTTTAAAGAAGATGAATCAGGTATAACAATATGCGAATCTACATTTAACTGACCTGTAAATCTACCTGTTCCATTTACATCTAATTGATAAGATGGAGAACCGTCATTTATTCCTACTTTACCATCAGCCAAAATTCTTAATTTTTCTGCATTACCAGCTTTTATAATAAAATCATTGTCTTGAGCACCTATAGCAACATGTGTATCACTTGTTGTATCTTGGTCTCTTAACCCTATAAAATTAGTGTCTTGATTATTTACAAAACTAGCACTTGTTGTTGAGGTAGATGTAACATCTAAAGTATAACTAGGGTCAACTCCTATACCTAAAGCTGTATTAACTCTAGCTTTATTAGTAGCAAGTTTTAAATCAGAGTCATTACCTTTACCGTCTTCTATAACACGTAAAGTAGTATCAAGCTCTTGATTGTCTGCTGTACCTACATTTAAAACGGACTTATATGTTGCCGCTGGAGTTTTGCTACTTAAATCTGCCATTATTTTTTCTTTTTAGTTTTTTTAGAGGGTCTACCTCTTTTTTTACCATATGTTCCTTTACCGCTTGGCATTATTTTTCCTCCTCTTTAGATTCAGTTTCTTCCCAGATTTGTTGTAAGATGTCATAAGCTCCCTCTGCTTTTATTCTCATCATATTAAGATGTTCGTATTCTTCGTATTTTAAATTTTCTAACTTTTTGTATTCTATAATTTGATTTTTAATATCTACTATGTAATCTGCTAATTCCATTGATTGCTCCTATTATACGTTAAAAAGAATCTTCTGCAAAGTCATTATTTCCAATACTGTCTAATGTAAAGTCATTAGTACCTATTGTATCTTTTGAAAAACTTGTCCCTGAAAGTAATATGTCCCAATTTATATTTATATCAGACCAATTTGTAGAAAAATATTTCTGATAAGTTGAATTTGGTAGGCTATCTAAATCAAAAGACATTACATATCATGTTGTGCAACAGTAAATATACTTCTACCATCGCTTTCTGTGTTAGCATATCTTTTAGCCTGTATTACAAGGTCATTATACTTTTGTCTATAATATGATGCTACCTCCCATTGACTTGCTCTTTCAGATAATGTTTCCATTGCTTTAAATAATAAAGCCTCATGAAATCTAATAGGTATATCTGTACAAGTTTCTGCCATATCTATAGAACCAGCTACTAAATCTTCATCTTTAAATTTATCTGCTGTCTTTACTGTAAATAATCTTATAGTTTTTACTTCTGTTGGAGATGTAAACGTAGAAAGGTCAGATGTAGTAGCAACACCAATTTGTCTGCCACCTTTTCTTGTCCACCATACATATCCTTTAGTATGTCCTTTATATGTAGCCATTAAGTCATATCCCTTTTAGAAGGTTCTCCTATTAGTTTAGGAGCAACCTCGTCATCTACATCAACACTTATAATTTTTATAACATCTTCTGGTAAATTGTAATATCTTTGATTAGCAACTGTAGATGCATTATAAGAGTCTTTTACAATTTCTGTTCTTTCACTAAAATCTTCTATTGCTCTATTTAAAATCTTTATTACGTCAGCAAGTTCAACTTCTGGATAAGTTTCAGATATAATGTCCATATATTCTTTTAATTTCATTATTTTCTACCTCCACTTTGTATTGCAAACTTAGCTTCATAATCAGCTTGTAATTTTTGTTGTTGCGCTCTAAGCAGTCCCATCATTTCTGGGTCTTCATCTTCTTGAACTACTTCTTGTATTCTATAATCTAAAACTCTAATTGCAGCATATAAACATATATGTTCATAATATGCTTTTGGAAAATCTGTTATAGCATTACTATCTACATTAATACTATAATCATTTGGTAGATGATATATATCTACAGTTACTGAAGTAGGTGTTGGCTGTATATAAATACCACCATCAAATATATACCATGTTGGTCTTTCAGCATGCGCATAATGTGTGCTTGTAGAATTAGTATAAGAATCATGGTATCTAGATTTACCTGCAGTACATTTTAAACCATTTCTATAAACATAGGCTATTTCTCTATAAGTATCAGAAGCAGTACCATTTGAAAAACTTCCGCTAGATGTTTTAGTAGTAAATCTATCAATAATATCAGGAGTAACAGCACTTACTCTAAATACAACATCATAACAACCATCTACAAGAAACTGCTGTAAGGCAGCGTCATCTGCAGTACTATAGTCGTTATTAGCGTAAGCAAAGCCTGCTAAATCTTCTATTCTTAATTTAAAACTTGACGGTAAAGCCATTCTTCTCCAAAGTTAATGAGTGGGAGGCAAAGCCCCCCACCCTAGTTGTTAAGCGTTAGTATTAACCAGTTGCTCCTATGTCAGCAGCAGCGTCTGCCCAAGTAGTAACAAAATAAGAAGCTCCATCACAGACAATGTCTATTCTGTCACCTTTATTTGCAGCACCTGAAGCAAAAAGAACTTTGTCAGCAGCATCAATAGTTGTATTAATATCACCAACTACTACACCAAACATAACATCAGCAGTTCCTCCGATAATATCAAAGTCGTTACTATCAGCAGTACCAAGAATAAATGTTCCCACCCATCCTTTAGCATCACCAACTTCTGGTAATGTTATGTCATACGCTCCTGCCTGAGAACAGATAAATATCTTACCTGAATCAGCCATAGTTAACGTAGTATCAGCTGCTAAGGTTTTAACACCTCCGCTAGTTCCATGTAAATAAGGTCTAGCCATTGTTCAAACCTCCTTAAGCAGTTATCTTCATTAATGAGTGAGAGTTAATCTGAGTAATACCGATACCTTCATCGGACATATACTGGTCTTTCACACCATCAAATGCGTTATCTGTCTTAATGTTAGTTTGATACATTGGCGAACGATATTGAGCATGGAATAAATTAGACTCATCAACGATAAGCATATGTTTATTGTATCTACCTCTTAATGAAGGAGTAGGTATAAGTTGAACCATTCCGTGAGGTGTTTCAAGCATTCTGTAATTGAATCCAAGAGCATCTCTCTTCATGTCACCTAAACTTACTGTCCATCCAGAGTTACCAGCCATACCTGATGCACCAGCCATTTTAGACCAGTAACCAAGTGCGCCAGCACCTACAAATGCACGCTTAAATCCAGAATCAGGAACGTATTGGAAAACTTTTTCCATATCGTCTACAAAATTACCATAAGAGTAACTTGCTTCTGAAACTGTAAAGATGTTTTGATAATCATGTGTAGCAGTAGCTTCACCATACTTTTCAAGAGCTGAAATCATTCCAAAAGTACTTCTAACTAAGTTAGAACCACCAACTTCAGTGTTACCACCGTCTGCGAATGTTTCATCAATGTTAGTATCGTTATACCCATCAGCATATGCAGATTCTGTTAGTCCAGTACCACCAACACGTGTTCCAAATAAGAAAGCTCTTTCTTTTTGGATTTTGTGTTCTTGAGACTTTTGTAATCTAAGTCTAGCAAGTTCTGATGATTCACCTCTTAAAGCAGCTTGTAATAATGTACCAGTAACCTGTAAAGGTGTTTTAAATATCTGAGTACTATTCCATACTACTTTTAGTTCGTCAGCCCATGCGTCTGGAGCTTCAGTACCCTCACCATGTGCATTACCAATAACATATAAAATGTCATTATTTGCAAAAGTAATACTTGCATCGGTCATGTTTTTAACTTTAATAGTATTAGCATCTGTAACACTGGTACAAAGTACAACACCTTTATTTGTTGTATTTGTAGAATCCCAAACTTCAAAAGTTAAACCAACCCAAGCTTGTCCTTGTCCTGAAGTAGCTGGTGTAGGTAAGTTTAAGATGTTATCAATATCAATTGAGTCTTCACCATTGTCTGCAGCAACTGTAGTTGTGCTGCTGTCAATATAACATCTTTGTTCTATCCACGGTTGTCTGTGTTCAAACATTTTGAACAACGGGTCATTAGTTTGTCGTGTCTCTTTATTAGATATAATTGTTGTAAATGGAGTTACGTCAGTCCACAATTCCTTGACGACTTGCGGGCTGATGTAGAAATCCCTTCTATCTGTATAGAGAACACCACTGGCACCACCTGTATTCAGGTTTTTTTCTGTAGCCATAGTTTATTATCTCCTTTTAGACGAAGCAATTAAATCTGCACTAAAAGCATCTTCAACAGACATAGGAGGAGCAGAAGTACCAGGAGTACTTATAGTTTCTCTTGGAACTTTAACTCTTTCTTGCATCTGTTTTGCTTTAGCCATATTTTGTCTTGCTTCTATTTCTTGTTGAGACGGTCCACTTTTTTTATTATATATTTCTACAAGATTATCATAGGTAACATTTCTAGGGTCTGTAATAAAATTTACAAAGTCTTGAGCTTTAGCATTATCAAAACCATAATTGTTTTGAACATGACTAACAGCTTGTTGCCTTTCAGCCATTAACTGCTGTTGAGCCATTTGCTCTTGAGCAAATCTCTCTCTTTGCATATCTTTAGCAGCCATATAAGAAATCATATCATCTCTATAATTATCTACAGTTGTTCTATATTTAAAAGATGAACTGTCAGGGTCATTGTAAGCATCAACCTCATTGTAGTCACTAGGTCTTGTCGGTCTGACTGGTTCCTGCAACGAAGTCTCTTGATTTCTCATATCAGGCTGTGCCTGAGGTTGAGGGTCACCTTGAGGTTGTCCATTGGAGAGTTGTCGGTCAATAGCATCAACAACATTTGGATTGTTTTTTAAATAATCTGCTAACGGTCCAATTTGCTGTTTATAGTATTCTAGCTCTTTCTGAGCATTACCCAACTCGTTATTTACCTTATCATGTTGACTTTGCCAATATTGATGTCTACTAGGGTCTTCTTTCGCTGGTTCTTGTGATTCTCTAGAATCAAATTCTCCAGGCTCAGCCATATTACCAACAGGATATGTTTGACCTGTTGGAGCTTGGTCCTTTGGAATTTCGTTATTTTGTGCAGAGATTGTTCCTTCCGTATTCCCAGCAGGAGCATTAGGTACACCAGCATTTTCAACTGGTATAGTTTCATTACCCCCTTGAATAGGATTTGCAGCATCTCCCATAACATTTATACTATCAGACATTTAGTCTCCTTGTGTTTGTTATTATCAGCAACACTATTTAATGCCAACGATTTTCTTAGTAGATTTAGCATCTTGCTTTTCTATTCGTTTAGCATCCTCTCTGATGTTTCTGATTTCATCAGAAAGTCTTGTTTGATAAAGTTGCGTAGCCATTTCAGCTTTTGCTTCGGCTTTTGCAAGTTTAACTTCAAACTCTTTAACTTCAATTCTTTTTCTATCATGTACAGACTCACGTTGTGCAGTTTGTAAATCACCTTGTAATTTTTTAATCTGCTCATCTTGTGATTGTATTTGTTGCATCGCTTGTTGTAATTGACCTTTTCTAGCCATAACACCTTCCATATCTGCAACGTCTGTTTGTGATAAAAGTTCTACTTGGTCTATAACACCAAGAGTATATAATTCTTTATAGTATTCAAATCTAGCCCATCTATTAGAAGGTAATGTAGAACCAGATACGACAACTAAATCATATTTACCTACTGTAACATCATTAGTTCTACCAACAATATATCCAGAAATATCTGTAATAGGCATATTAATTTGTTGTTCATCTGGGTCTTTACGATTAGGTCTTAAGATTCTAATAATCTTTTCATCAGTATAATATCCTTGTATATAGTCTATAACTACCTTACCAAGCATATTTAAACCTGCTTCTATATCATCTTTCTTAGACCTTATACGTCTTTGACCAAACTCATCTAGAGCTACAGTACCTTTGTAAGTCTGAGGGGCAGCACTCTGGTCACCTTGCATTAGAGCATAAATTCCTAATATTTTTTCTATGTCTGCTTTAGCATCTGCTTCATTTTTATATAACTCATTTGGAAGAGGTACTGGACCTGCTACAATAGGTTGACCAAGTTCAGGGTCAAACTCTACAACAGCGGTGCCAGCTCTGCCCCACTCTTCCTCAAGCTTCTGTTTGTTCATGGAACCACGAGGGATAAGAAGCTTGACATTGGTAGAGCTAGATGCATGAGCAACAATTAAACTTCTAACTTTATTAATGTATTGTTGTAAATTTTTAACATGCCTAACATCAGACATTGGGAAAGGATTTCTATTATGTCCATTCATAAATATAACACATGGATAATTTTCTATAGGTTTAACTACAGTATATAATTCTTTATCTCCAACTGATACAAAACATCTTATATGTGTTCTAAGCGTTTCAACTGCAACTATCTTTTCATCTGCAATTAAATTACCTTTAGTTATTGGAGTAATTTCAATAGTAGTACCAGCAATACTATTTGGTTCTAACGAAGCTCCTGATGTTATCATTTGTTGACCAGTCTTCGGGTCTAGAGCCATAGATATTAATGTTCCATGTTCATTTGCAATCCCCAGCCATTTACGAACTTCATTTATTTCTGTAATAAATTTTTCACCATCTTTGTCATTAAGCATAACAGCTGGTTCTTTTTTATACTCATCAAATTGACCTTCATCTAATATTTTCTCTTCTGTACTATATGGGTCATATACTCTAACATAAGACATTTTAACTTTAGTATATCTTTGACATAATTCTAATTCTCTATCTTGGTCAATAGTTCCAGATAATCTACCTCTATTATCATACGGTATAGTTGCTTCATCAAGCAGCTTACCTCTACTTGTAGATTTGTCAGATAGCATTGATGATTCTGTAGATTCTCTAATAATATCTGCATATTCTGGATAATCATGTATTAATTGAGATTCCATAACTCTTTTACCAATAATAATATGATTAGCATCTTGACAGAAAGGGTCTTTAGCAGCAGGGTCAATATAAACATCAAGAGGGTCAACAGCCTCTAGTTTTATTTCACCTTTACCAAAATCACACATAGGGTCAAAGTATGCGCATAAAACTCCCATACCTTTAACGTAGTAATCATCAATTGCTT